GCGAACGGGACGCTCGCGTCGTAGATCACGACGCCCGTGGTCGGGTGAGCGACCTTGACGCGCAGCGTGTAGCCGATGAGGTTCGCCGCTACGGCAACCTCGGTGACTGTTGCGTCGGCCCAGATGGCCGCGCCAACACCGTTGAAGTAAGCCTTCGCGACCTCCTTCGCCTGAGTGGCATCCGCCGCGTACACGGCCATGCGGTCTACGCCCTCGAAAAGCGTATGGCCGGCGCGGTCCGGGAGCGTCACGAGATAAGCTGCGGCCATGGTCGTCTCCTGTTCGGTCAAGGCCAGGATCGCCAGCAGCGCATCTCGCGCACCGACGAGGCCAGAGCCCCGTGAGTTCCATATTTCTCTCGCGCCGCTAAGCAGCGTCGAGAAACGTGTTCAGATTCGTCAGAGCCGCCTCCACCTGACCCGTCAGCGATAGGACCTGGGTGAGCAGGGTGATGAGGTTGGTCAGCTTTTGAACGAGGGTCATGGCCGTTCTCCTGGCCAGTTTTGAGCTCTGACTTTACCCGACAGCACGAACCGAGACAGTCAAGGGGCGGTCATCTGGATGACCGCCCCCGTGACCGTTTAGTTCGTGATGCCGGTCGCCATCGCGAGACCCTTCTCCGAGAACAGGGCCAGCGAGGCGTACCACTTCACGCGCCAGATGCGCTCGTCCTTCGTCTCGGACTCGCCGACATCGACCACGTGCAGACCCGACTGGTTGCGGGCGGTGAGGCCAGCGATGCCGTGGGTCATCGAGCCGTCGTCGAACGTGCCGGCGAAGAACGAGGTCGCCGTGGTCGTTGCGCCGACCGTCTGGTTGACGGGAATCCAATCGTTGCGGAAGATCGGGACGCCGCTGTAGGCGGGCACCGTCTTGCCGCTCGGCAGTTCGACCACGTCGCCGATCGAGGCACCGCCGAGGCCGCGGAGCAGGGCCTTGAAGGAGCGGATCGTGCGGGCGTGCATCGTATAGTAATCGACTTCGCCGTCCTTGTCGGTGACGAGGTCCGCAGTCTCGTCCATCGTCTCGAGCGAGAGCGCGTCGCCGTTCGCGCCCGTCGCGGCCACGATCTGGCCCGGCGCGCACAGGGAAATCATGCCCGGGAACGTGAAGTTCGTTCCGTCGCCGTTGATGAGCATGTCCTGGTACTTGCGGCCGGCGGACTTCGCCTTCGACGCGATCTGGATCGAGGTCTGGTTGTTGCCCTCGCCCGAGCGCGTCGCCTGGATCAGGCCATTGACCTCGGCATCACCCATGATGGTCGTGAGCGAGGTCGTGACCTGGGTGAAGGTGGCCGGATTCTTGGCGGCCTGACGCGCGGCGGCATTGGTGCCAGTGGCGCCCGGACCGATGGAGCCGTCGCTGTCTCCGACGCCAACGGTCGCGACCGGAGCGAGCGTGGCTTCACGGTTGTAGGCGACGGCGTTGCCGTCGATGCCCATGAACGGCAGCACGTCGTACATGCGGTTCACGGTGATGATGCTCTGGATGAGCCCGACCACAAGATGGTTAAGGCTCAGCTTGGCCGACTCGGCGAGCGTTACAGTGGACATGGAGGTCTCTCCAGTTTGATGGGAATTGGGTGGACCTGGACGCGCTCACCGGGAATCGGCGCTACGCATCAAACCCCCATCCGGGAGCCTCACACGCCATCGTAACCGCGCAAGGCGAGTATGACGGGCGAGATCGGTCGTGATGATTAATTATCAGAAAATTCGGATTCGCGCTAGTGGGTGCTCGGGCGGAAAATGAAAGGCCCGGGGGTGTGAACCCCGGGCCTGACTTTGCCGTTCTTGTCGGACGTGAAAGTTATGCCAAGGCCGTGCCGGCGCCCTTCGTGAACTGGCCGGCGGAGAGCCCGGCCGTGATGTTGTCCACGCTGGACATCTCGCTCGGGTCGTTCTTGCCGGTCTTCGCGCGAGCCACGCTGGCGGGCTGCTTCGAGGAGGCCGGACGGTGGCCCGTGCCAGCCGGCGTGTCGGAGTCGAAGAACTTCCCGAAATCGGGGTTCATCTTCGTCTCCTCGACGAGGCCCTTGACGGTGAGCATGCCGCCCTTGCCGTCCGTGCGCGCCTGACCTGCGTCGTCCACGACGCGGACCACGAGGTCTTCACCATCCTCGACCACCTTCAGCTTCGAGGCGAGGATGCCGGGGAGCCACTTGGTGTCGCCCTTCGCCTCGGAGATCGCGGCGGTGAGCGCTTGATTGACGAGGTACTTCTGGATGAGGCGGTCCTTCTTGGAGATAGTCTCGCCGTTCTTCTTCTCTATATCCTGGATCGCGCGCGTGTGCTCGCCGCGGACCTTGTCGAGATCGACGGCGCCCTTCAGTCCCTTCGCCGCATTGGCGAGGTGGGCGTCGAGGATTTCGATCGGGTTCTGCGCGTCTTCGAGCGCGATGCCGTGCTTGGTGAACAGGCCCTTGTAGCCGAGCAGATTACTCGTGAGTTCACCTTGCTTGCCCGTCGCCGTGGCGAGTGCCGCGCGGTCAGTCGCGGACTGGGCGTTGACACCGTCGTAGGCGTATGCGAGTGGCTTGGCCGCGTCTGAGAGGACGAACTTGCTGTCTGCGCCCTTGACGTAGAGGCCATGGTATTCGGTCGGGACCGAGGACAAGCTGTCCAGAGTCTCGTTGCCCTTGAACTTGAACACGAAGTGTCTCCGTTGGGTTGTTGGGGAGTAGGCTAGAACTGGATGGAGCCGCTCTGCTTCTGCAAAGATTCGGCCTCGACCTTGTAGACGGCGAAAATCTCTGCTTCGCCGGTAAGCATGGGCGCCGCGATCTTCACGATCACCGCGCCGCCGCGGTACTCCACGTATTCCACGATCCTGACTTGGAACTGCCCCTGAGCGAAGCCGCAGGTGTTGCCTTCCTCGGCGACGAACTCGCGCGCCTTGTCCTGGTCGTTATTGGCGAGGTCGGTGAACTTGCGGGCGTCTTCGAGCGTCGCGCAGGCGACCGGCGCAGCGTTGACGAGCGAGCCCGGCGCTGGCATGCCCTTCGGTGTCTCGATCGCGGCGAAAGAGGTTCCTGCGGCGCAGGCGGCGAGGAACAGACCGATGAGGAAGGAGCGCATGGTGGTCCTCCTGGTGCTTGACACCGGGATTGTAACGCGGGGCAATGTCACCTGCATAGTCCCCTGGTCAAGAACTTTTGACAGGGGCCGCGGCGGCCCAGGCGTCGGCGAAGTCCTGGTCGGTGCGGCGCTTCTCGACGACGCGGTCCCAGCCCACTCGGGCCATGCGCGCGGCGTGCATCTCCGGCACGCCGTTGCGGATGAGCGCGAGGAAATTCGGCATCCATGACTCGGTGACTTTCATCCGCGCTTGATCTCCACGACCTCAGCCGTGCCGTCGATCACCTTCCCGCCGTTGGCGTTGGCGGCCGCAGTCATTTTATTCTGGGCGTCAGTGAGACGCATCGACTGGGATTCCCAGTCGGATTCGCTGACGGACGAAGCCGGCAGCACAGCGATGCCGAAGTTCGCGTTGATGTTGATGTCGGCCGCAGCGCCACGACCCTCCTTGAAGCGCGGGTCTATGGCGCGCAGCACGGCGATGAGGAGGTTGCTGTCGTAGACGCGCTCGATGCCGGCCTCCTCGCCCTGATACCAGACGGTGCGGTCGTAGCCGTCGCGGCCGCGCTCGATGGCGGCGCAGAGCGCGCTGTCAACCAGCTTCGCTTTGCCGGCCTCGACGCAGTAGTCCCAGACCTCGCGGAACTCGGGATCGTCCTTGCGGGCCATGTAGAGCGTTGCGGCCGTCTTGAAGCCGGCCTTCCTGGCGGCGCTACTGATGATGCCGTCGCACTCGTAGATCGCTTCGAGGAACTTCACTTTCTTCTCGCGCGTGAGTTCACGCGGATGCACGCCCATCTCGCGCAGCCACTTGTTCTTGATCGGGGGCTCGTCTACCGAGGCACCCTTCCTCGACGGGTCAACGATCGCGTTCATCTTCCGTGTTCACGTGCTCTACGGTGTAGTCGCCCACCTGGGCGAACAAGAAAATCTTCTCCCGCTCAAGATGGCCCACGAGGGTCAGCGCGTCAACCCCGTTCACCTCGCCGCCGCGGAAGGCGATGATGTCGTTCTTGCTGATAGCGTAGGCGCAGACGTACTCTATCTCGCCCTTGCGCGCGCGAGCGAGAACGTCTTCGAACATCGACACGGTCTGCGCGATGCTGGGATTCAAGTACGCGACCTTAGCCATCGAACTGCACCACGTTGGGGACCTTGATCTCGACCATCTCGCGGATCAACTCGCGCGCTATGGTTTGGTCGCCGTCACCCTCGTCCTCGTGGACGTGAGAGGCAAGCGTGATGAACTCGGGCTGGTCGTTAATCAGGAACCCGACCGAGTGGCAGGTGATCGGCTTCAACTTCATCAAGTCTGCGGCCGAGTTCCACTCCCCGCTCTTGTACGAGGCGTGGTCGATCCACTTCACGTAGTAGGCTTTCAACTCGCGCATATTGAAATCTCCCCGGTTATTGTCCGATTCCTACTACGATGCGTTGACGCCTCCCTGCTTCGCCGCGAGCTTCTCCACCGCGGTCTTCTTGGCCTGGGCGCTGACGACGGTGGCCGATTGCACACCGCTGCGAGCAACAACGCGCGTCTTGTCGTTGAGCACGTTCCAGCGCCGGAACTCCTCGCGGACCTCCTCGGCGTCGATCGCGCCCTCCTTGAAGGAGTCCATGATCGCGGCGAAGACTGCGGCTTCGTTCGGGTCCGGCTTGAGGTCGGCCGTGAACTCGGCGGTGCCGCCCTTGCCGCTGTTGATTCCGAGCCAACGCGCGGTGAGATCGAGCGCGGCTGTCACGGATTCTAGGAAGCGATAAGCTGAATCCTGAAGCGGCGATGTGGCCTCAGCCGAGTTCAGCGCGCGGGCGGTGGCGGTCTGGTTGCCCGGCGACTTCCGCAAGAACTCGGCGCCGTAGTTGGTCATTTGATTTTCGAGGTCAGCGAGGTCGTGCCAACCCTGCGCGATGGCAGCGCCTGTGTGTTCAACGTAGTAATACCGACCCTGCTCGTTCTTCGTGCTGAGCAGCGTGCGCGGACCGACCACGACCTGCTCCGCCGCCTGATCGTTGATGCCGGCGACGGCGAGGATCGGGAAGCGCGCCACTGTCAAGATATTGTTCTGATCCGAGGATGACTGCCAGTGCCGCACGTTGAGGTACGCGAGGTCTTCGAGCGGAGGCTTGGCGAGGCCGGGGCGGTCGCGCTCCGTCGCGTAGAATGTCACTATCGGGATCACGTTGATGCCGCTGTCGCCGGAGTCGATCTTCTTCCACTCCTTCTTGCCGGTGGGCTTGCCCTTCTTGTCCTTCTTCTCGACGAGTTCCCAAAGTTCCCAGGCGCCGGGCGTGAGCACGCGGACGCGCAGCTTCACCTCCTCGACCCAGCCACTCAAGCTGATATCGGTCTCCAAGATGCGGACGTGTGTCAGCACCTCCTTGCCGCCCTCCATATCGGATAGCATGAATATGACATTCTCGGGCGCGATCAGGCTCCAGAAGGGGCGGCGCCCCTCGAAGCGGTCATCGGCCTTGGTGCGCTTCGCGCCAGGCTCGGTCTGCGGGGCCGGCACGTCGATGTAGCAGTGCGCGAACGCCTTCGCGAATCCCTGGTGGAACCATGCGCGGCAGAAACTATGGATGCTGTTGCCCTGCATGTCGATGTCGTTCGCGATTGCGCTGATCTCAGCAGGCACGTCGCCGTTGAGGCGCAGCGGCTCCGAGAATGGCTTGCCGACGAGCGTATCGAGTGTGAGTTCCAGCATGTTGAGCAACGTGGCCGTCTTCAGCCGCTCGTCGTAGTTGCCGTGGTTCTCGCCCGTGTGCTGCGGCAAGTAGGTCTGCGCGGCAAGGCGCATGGCGTGGGTGCCAGCGAGGATCGTATTAATCATCGCCCACTTCGGGGCCATGTACTCCCACGCGGTGCTCGGCGTCGCCGGACCTTTGTTCTCGTCCTTCTCGTCGGCCATTGGCTGTCCTACTTTTCGGAGAGATAGGGCAACGCCCCAGGCCGGGGATGATAGCACCGGCCTAGAAGTTGCGCGAGCCCCCACCCGGAACATCCCAGGACAGGCGATAGCGCGTCATGTCGCCCAGGTGGTCGGGGTACTTCTCGGGAACGTCGTCGGGGTCCTTCTCCGAGCGCGGCATCGGCACGACGAGTGCGAGCCACCACGTGCAGTTCTCGCAGACGAACAACCCTGGCTTCTCGCGGGTGCCATCCTGGTTCGGCTTCGCGCCCTCGACACGCTCACGAAGCATGGTCCAACCGCGGCGGCGGGAGCCGGCGGACTTGTCCGCGCGCTCCCATTCGACGCCAGCGTCGCTCATGTCGTCAGCGGGGCACTTGCCGTCGCGGTCGCTGTCCTTGTTGAAAATCTCGGTGTCGGCCGGGCCATCTATCACGCGGCGCCGGATTCCCATGTCGGTCTCGCGATCGAGGATACCGGCTGCTATGTTCTTCGACGACATCTTGATGCCTGTGTTCTCCTCCTCGCCCTTGTTGCCGTACCACTCGTTGACGAGCACGAGGTCGCCGCGCACGCGGCCGACCCAGCGGAAGCTCCCATCAGTGGTCGGTACGCGGATCGGCTCACCGTTGCTCTCGGCCCACCAGCCGACAGCGAACGGGTGCGCCTGACCGTGATCGTATGCTCGCGTGATGGACCAAGACCGCGGGATCGTGCGCGGGTTGATCCTCGGGATGACGTTGATGTTGTCGTCCCACACGTCGTCGATGATACCGCCGGCAGATACGGTCCAGTCGCCCCTCGTCCACGCGGCCTTCTCGGATTCGTTGCGCGCGGCGCTAGCAACCTTGAGCAAGTAGCTCGGGTCAGTGTGGAGGAGTACGAAGTTTTCGGCGAGCATGCCGCGAATAGCCACGCGTGGCAGTTCGCCGGGTATGCGGATAACCTTGCCGCGATGTTTCGGTAACTTGAAGCGGCGTTGCACCCAGACCTTGCCGGGGCCGTATGGGTTCGTCGTGGAGCGGATGCGAGTCGGAGAACCTGGCACGATCGGACGGGAGCAAGACATCATCAACTTATAGCCGTTGGAATTTTCCCACTGAGTCAACTCCTCCCACCCGATCCAGGGCAGGGACCATCCGTGATACTCGCGGTAGGCTGACTCGTCCGGGAAGTTTCTGAACAGCAATTCCTCGCCGGTCGGCCACACGGCTTTGTACTCGGACTTCGACTTCAAAAATTTGAAGCCGGGGAACATCCTCTTGTACCAATCCTCGGCCTTCGACACCAAATCGTCGAGGTCGCCGAACTCGCGGCGGAGGACGACCCCGCGCCATCCACTGCCGAATCGACCTATCTCTTTCGAGAAGTCGGCCAAGAGCATGATTGAGTTGTGGGTCACAATGAAATCGTTCGCCACGAACAAGCGGGACGGATGCTCCACCTCGAAGCACGTAGCTGGGCCGTCTGGGCGCTGCTCGATGGATACAATGCAACGATGCAATCCCTTCTGTACTTTCACGCGCTTTACCTTGCGCGGCAATCGGAAGGGGACAAATTTATTGCAGGGTTGTACGTACACCTTCCATATGAAACCGCAATTGGCGTAGCCCCGAACACCGGCGCTCGTTTGTTTCTTCCAGCGAATTGAGGCTTTACCGCCGAGGGATCGAACCAGATACTGGACTCCCTCAGCTAAGCGGCTGGAGATCGACGAGAACGTGCAGCGTCCTTCCTTGTCAACAGAGCCATCGCTGTCCATAAGCCCCTGTAGCAGGGCCAATCGAGTGTCTGGATCGGAGGCGAGCAAGTTTTCTTCTATGCGCTTATCACTGCCAGAGCGACGGCCGGCAACGTCTTTCCAAGCATCGGACTGCTTCTTCTTGGAGCAGCACATTATCGTGTTCTGTGATTCATAATCGTATGCCCCCCACTGATGAACGGAGACAAGATAGTCCACTATGAAATCGTCGCACGTGTATATCGTTGCTTTGTTCCCAGTCGTCGTCCCATCCCCCAGGATCAAGCCGATGACGTAAGGGTCAGGTCCGGCCCACTGCTTACCAGGGGCGGGTTGCGTCATCGTCGGAATATAATACGCCTGAGCGCGACCGACGCGTCCATCGTAGTTAGCCCTGGCGCGTATCTCTCGCGTCGATCGAATGCACCAGCCGTCGCGCGATCCGTTCTTGGCGCTGCGAACCAGCCACAGATGGTCATCGTCAACGTCGAGCGACGCTCCGTCATCGAACTTCACTCGCCAGATGGTGCCTGACGGCTGTTTGTGGATGGCTTTTATCTTGGTGTAGGAGCCATCAATCGACACCAAGCGATCAGTTGAGACCACGGAGCCCGCTTGCTTCCAACCGCTGTCCGTGAGAACTGGTTCTGTGTCGAGAATGCGCTTCCCGAGACCCCTTTCACCTTCGTACAGCGCCTCGAAGACGGGGCACGTGATGAAGCTGTATTGCGAGCCCGGCAGCGGCATCCACTTGGGTTCGGCGATGATCTCGGCGCCGTCCGTCGAGATGACGCGGGGCTTCCACTCCGTCGTGAAGGCATCCAGGTCGGTTATGACCAGATGCCACTCCATGGTTCCCTTCGGGCTGCGGCCGACGACGCGCCGCTCGATTACGTTCGCGAACTGCTCCATGCGGGTATGATAGCAGCGCGAGCGCGCGCGTGGCTAGACTAATCCTTGCGCGCTATCTTGCCTGCGACCGGGACTCTGCGCTGAGATTCCTCCCATGAGGCCAACTTCAAGCGGCGGAACTCGTCGGGTTGCATGAGGGGAATCTCGTCCTTGTGCGGCTCGCATGGCGGGAGCGGGTCGCGGCTCAAGCGCCCGGGGAGAACGCCAGCGTCGATCGTCGCGGCGACTTCTTCGAGCGGGACGTTGCGCTCGTGCGAGCCGTAGGCGAGACCCTGCTGCTCGCACCAGTTTCCCGCGCGCTCGCTCTCTCGGCAAAGTTCAGCGTTGCGCGCTATCTCGTTGCCGGCGGCGCCGGCCTCCTCCGGGTCCGCTAGGTAGTCGTCGATGACGAACTCCGCGTGCCGGCGCTTCGTGTCCGCCTGGAGCGCGTGGACGAGGCGGAGAATCTGCGGGCCGCTGAAGCGCGGCAGCATCGCTATGAACTTCGAGAGGGCGCGCTCCTTCAAGCGCTCGCTGAACTTGACGAGCATGGCTTCAACCCCTCTTGGTGATGGACCAACTCGTGCCCATGATGCCGCCGCCGGAGCCCACGGCCAGGGACGCTCCGATCCAAAGCACCTCGGATCGGAGCGGGTCGCCATTCCCGAGGAACAGAGCCCAAGCGACCATGGCGAGGCCGAAGCCGAGGAGCAGGAAGCCGGCAACGATGCGAGAGTCGTTCGGGAACTGCATCACTTCACCTCTAAGACGTGCGGCTTGCCGCCGCTGCTGCGATCCCAGCGGCACGCCTCGACGATCGCAGCCTCGACTACATCGCGACCCGGCTTCATCCTACCGACGCGCAAGAGCGCGTTGCCTGCGCCGACCGCGAACTCGCAGCCAGAGCCGATCGACGCGACGACCCCCGTGGCAGGCTTGGTGATCCTGACACCATCCGACAGGACGAAGACGTTGCCGCTCTCGGCGACGAGGAGGATGTCGAGCGCGCCGACCCACTTAGGGTCGTCGTCATCGGTCCCGATCATCTTGTACTTGTTTTTCAGGAGGACCCAATGGACTAATCCAGCGAACTCGTAGACCGAGCGCGCCTTCGCCAATTTAGTCCTGAAGGCACGGAGTAAATCTTTCGCGGACGCCATGCCGGAGCAGCCGAACACGAAGTGGCCGCAGCGGATCAGCTTGTCGTTGTCGTAGGTGCAGATGTCCCCGTGCGAGGCGCACAGGTCCGCGCCGATCCAGGCGCGCTTGCCGTTTGATACTGCGACAATCGTGGTCACGAGAGCGGGTCCACCTGCTCGCCCGGCGCGAACTCCTTGCGGTCGGTGACGGAGCCGTCGTCGTCCAGACCGGCGACGGTGCCGCCCTTGGCCTTGCCCCAGTTGTTCTGCATCTGGTCGGGCTCGCCGCCCGTGCGGCGCGGGTTGAGGCGGTGGACGGGCGTGCCCGGAGTCCAAGCGACAGATTGCGTGCCCGGGACTTGGCCGCCGATGTTGACGACCTGCCCATAGCGCCCGGTCTTGGTGCCGATGACATCGTTGCGTAGTTGCGGCTGCGGGGATTGGTGGCGGACCCGGGACGCCATCGGCGCGGATGGGGGCGTCGCGGAGCCGAGGTCGATGACGCTGGCCGGGGCCTCGTTCTGAGCGAGGTTCACGACCGACATCGCATGCGCGATCTGGATCATCGGGATGACGCGCGCGGCGTCCTCCTCGCGGACGAACCAGACTGCCTCGTTGGGATCGACGGAGAACTTGGTCCCGCCGATCCAGTAGAACTGCATCGCAGAAATAGCGAACATCAACCACGCACCTCGGGCAGTTCATCAGCCATCCGCGAGCGGATCACATTCGAGTTCCCGTATGCGGTCGGGCGCCCGACGTTCTCGTGCGGGGTGTCACCCCAACGGACGACATTGGTCGGCATGTTCCCTCGGGAAAAATGAGACCGGGTTTTTTTTAAACCCGGCCCCGAGTTGGGAGATGCAAGGGAGGGAGTGCTGGGTCGCCCCAGCGGTCCCTACATACGCCGGCCAGCAGCCGCTGTCAAGCGCCGTGCTTCTTGAGCGCCTTCGCGAAGGCCGCCAAGAAGTTTTCGGTGCGCCGCATCGAGCGCGACCGACACTCCTGCGCCGCGCCCTCTGCGAGGCGGATCAACTCCTCGACCGTCTCACGCGGTGACTCCTTCACTGCGGCAGCGGCGACAGCAGAGGGCTTCGAGGTCTCGGCATGCTTCGTCATCCAATTTCCTTTTCAGGTGGGTCGAGACGGAGGAGATGATCCAGGTGAACCAGGGCGGTGCGGAGGCTGTGATTGGCGCCGAGGTGTGTCGCCACGACCCAGCCCGCGAGCCACGTTACATTGAAGCGCTGCGTCGAGTCAAGACTTTCGAGGATCGTCATCGCGCCGGAGTTCATTGCCGCGCTCATGTCCGCGATGGTCGAGTTGAAGATCATACGCTGGGCGATGTCGAACTTTTTCCAGTGCTCGTCGGCGAGGTCGTATAGGTTCACGGGGTCCGCCGGCCCGTCGAGCGGTGCCTTGCTACCGAACGGCATGGCTTGCCTCCTGCGCGTCATCAAGGCATCCACGCTACCATGCAGATTGGTCGCTGCGCCACCTCATCGCCGATCCTTGCGGTAAACAATGCTCACAAGACGAACTCGACGAGGGCCTCGGCCGTCTTCAAGTCGCCGACGACGTTGAGCACGCGCAGCGGACCGACCTCTTTCGTGGCCTCGTTGAGCGCCACGCTCAGCGCTACCTGGGGAGAGTCGATCCCCTTCGGCAACTTGTCGTCGATCCACGCGCGCACGACGCCGTAGCGCGCTTTCGCCTGCCGGATTATCTTGTAGGTGTTCATCGTCTCCTCCGGTCAAGTCTTCGGCTCCGCCTCGCGGAAGCAGAGCAGTTCCTTGGTGGTCTGGTTCCAGCAGGCATGGAACGACCCGTCCGGCGAGGCGTTCTCGGGTTTCTTGGGGTCCAGGATGATCTCGGGTGGAATCTCGCGCCACACGCCCTCGATCTTCGCCTCGTAGCGCTTCGTCTCCTCGTTGAAGCGCGCGTCCACCGGGTCGCAGTCGTAGTCGTTGCAGCAGGACTGGTAGGGCCGATGGGGCTGCATCCAGTGGTTATAGAAGTCGTGAACCGGCATGACGGGGGCGGCGAAAGCGCCGATGTTGAGCGCGAGAGCCGCAGAGAGGTTGACGAGGAGGCTCATGGCTTTCTCCTTTGGTGATGGTGGGGCCGGCGGGGAGAGGAGATGACCCGCCGGCCCCGTCGCGCGGTGCGGGATTGAGTCCGCGCGATTCTTATTCGATGATGTGGCTCCCGGAGTTGGAGCGCCACGCGATGTCGAACGCGACGAGCGCCTGCTCGGGGGTGCGGCCAAAGCCGGACACGCCCATCTGCTGATCCTCGCCGTAGAGCGCGTGCCACATGTTGCCATCCATCGCGAGGCGCGGCGCGTAGCGGACGCTGGGGCGGATCGCGTGGGCGTGGGCGTCGCGGAGTGCTACCTCGTAGGCGAGCGCGGCGTCCTGCATGACCTTCTCGCTGGAGCGCGTGCCACATGTTGCCATAACTTCTCCATGGAGCGCGCGGTGCGCTCGGCCTCGGAGGGAGAGGCATACCCCTTCACGCTGTGCAACGGTCTCATGGTGACGCGGCTGATGCCGACGCGCACAGTGACATTTTCGCCGCGGTTGAGAGCGGCGATCTCACTGACGCCGATATACAAGTCGATGTCTCTGCTCATATTCCTACTCTCCTCGTCGAGCCGCTTGCGGCGGTCTCGCATGAAGTGGCCGTGCTCGACCAGTTCGACGCCGCGCCCCAAGTGATGGGAGCGCGTTGCTCAGATTCCGACAGCCTCTCGGTAGACGCCGACGAGGGCGTCGAGTTCCTCGCGGTCCGCCGGCTTCATGCGCCGGAGAGCCACGACTTTCTTCATCGCGTCGGTGTCGAAGCCGTTGCCCTTGGCCTGGGCGTAGATTTCCTTCTTGTCGCCGTTGTATGCCTTGATCTCATCCTCGACGCGCTCGATGCGCTCGATGTACGCGCGGAGGGCATCGGCCGCGACCGGTCCCGCCTTCGCCTTGGTCTTCTCGCTCTCGTTCTTGTTCATCTCTCGTCCTCTTGTTGTCTCGGTTCGGCCCCTGGGGTCTCGGGTCCCGCTCACGGGTGCCCCCGTTCGCGATTTTCACCTCTGGGGCCGGGTGCCGAGGTGGAAGTATCGGCAGCACGGTGCTACCACCGTTTGCCGGCGCCGTCAAGCGACCGGCGTGGTCTCTATCGTCAACAGCGCGACCTCGAACGACGTCCCCGCAACCCCGCCCTCGGCATAGCGGCGCGCGGCGAGCACGACGGCCCGGCCCACCACGTTCGGCATGCCTGACATGAATCTGGGCGAGATGCTGAGAGCGAACGCACCGATGAAGGCGTCCCAAAGCACGTCGTGCTTCTCGTGGTTCACGGCGATGTCGATGCGGATCGGCGACTTCGCGTCACCGTCCCAGGTGATGACCGGCGGCTTAACCTCGGACGGCTTCCAGCCGTTGACGATGCCGACGACGAGCGTCGCGAAGGCCCGCCACGCGGCTGCGCCGTTCTCGAACCCGTCGCGCATAGCGGCGGAGACGAGGCCGACGCACCACGCCGGAGCGGCCAAGACCGGGAGCGTGATCGCTCTGAGGTAGGCCGGAAACTTGTTCATGCGCGCTCGACCCGGTCCACCGCCTGGACAGGCTTCCCGCTCTCGTAGACGGCGGAGGTGAACATCGTCGGGTCCTTCCTCTCTATCCGAGTGATCTGCGTGGTATCACACCTTGCCGGGCCTGTCAAGTGGAGCGGG